AACAAAACTGTCTATTTTATTGAAATCATCATCAACTTTTATGCCACCAAATTCTATTATTCTTGGTTGCATATCTAGATCACTACCTTCAGCTTTTGGCAGTCCTGTTGTTTCAAGATCGAATATTATCATCTATTCCCTCTAGCATGAAAGCATATACACCAAGATCATGTATTGAGTCTTTGTGTGGTTTTTCCCACATATTGCCATATCTAATTAATTTACTGACAATCATATTCAAAAGTCCCATCCGATTAAAATCATCTTCTGTTTTTAAATCAACTCCATTGGGGAATAAAACCTTCATTATTTGACCATATTGAACATATGATGCACCATATTGAGATCCTCTTTGCTTAAAAGTTTCATGTGCTCTTTCAAGATTATCAATTATAAGTTTTAATTCTTCTGGTGATTTATTTATTTTATAATTAAATTTCGGCATCTTCTCTTCCTTTATCTACTCCACTATTAAATGCATTATCTAAATCTTTTTCATAATCATTTGCTCTTCTTATCATCTCTTCTAGATTTCCTAAAACAGTTCCTTTTATATCAAAAACTCTTGCAACTTTTTCTCCATCGAGCTCAAGGTCATTTCCTATTAATCTTAATTCCATTACTTGCTCCTTTCAAAAGTTTTTAATGTTAAAGGATTTTCAATTTTATTTATTTCGGCACAAATTTGTAAAAGTTGATAAATAACATTATTGATTGCAAGTTGCTGGTCATATGTAAAATGAAAGTTCTTTTCTATTTCTTTAGAAAGATTTTGCACATAAGCGAAAACTTGCTTTCCTTGTAAAATCAATTTTTTGTTCCCAAGTAAAATAACTTCATCCCAGAGTTTATAAACAACTGATGCTAAATCAGCAAGAGCAACTATCGCACCTTCACTGTCATCTTTTGCTGTTTTCCAATTTAATTCTATTCTACTTTGAAAACCTAAATCAAGCTCGGATATAATTTGCTTTATTCCATCATCAGCAATATTTTCAAAAATTTTTGATGACTCTTTGCTATAATATTTTGTTGGTCTTGGTATATCACCTGTTACAACTTCATCGATATCATGAATAACTGCTTTTTCTAATGCAATGCCAATATTTAATTTGTCTTCCTCATCTGAAACTGAATTTACTTTCTCACACAATATATAAGTGAAAAGACAAACAAAACCTGTGTGTTCCATTACTGACTCTGATTTCAAAAGATGAAGCTGCGAATATCTCTTAATTGCAGACATGCTTTGAGAGATACTAAACAATTTTATAATATCCATTATATTACATCTGGGTTAAAGTTTTGAAATTGAGAGAGTATTTTTTCTCTGGCAGGAACTGGGTCATCCCAATTACTTGATATTAATGCTGAAAATTTTTCCAACTCTTCCTGACCAACAACATGAGCATCAACTGACTCTTTCAACATTATATTCAATCCAAAATTTTCATTTGTATAAGTTATTGAATATCTTGGTTTTGGTGTTGCAACTGTTAAGCATTTAAAATATCCCATTTCGTAAACAGTTCCTGTGTCCCTGCCATCAACAACAGCAAAAAGAACATTTGCTTTTACCATTTCTTCAACATTGCTATCATAAATTCTTTTGGACTCTTTTTTCTTTTCTTCTAATGGAAGGTGAGCAATTGATCCACCTCCTTTTCTTGGAGAGAAATAATCAAGTCCATGCTTGTCAAATTCTTTTTCTATAAGCTGAATTGTCTCTAATTGCTTTTCATTAAAAAATGGTCCTGCTAAATATATTCTCATATTATCCTCCTATTTTTACATTATCTATGTGCTTTTTCCAGAAAGCTGGTCTATAGCTTGCTTCTATATAAACACTTTCCATTTTATGCTTTGGAATTGGCATACTGTGAAGTTTACTGTGAATTGGACATGGAGCTCCAGGATCTTTGTCTGTATGCCTTAATTCTGCATCACGAGTGTATGGGCAGGAACTTCCACCAGCACAAGGCAAATTGTCTTCGTTTATATTTATATATTTTTGAGCTTCAATAATTATGTCTTTCCATATTCCATATTGAGCAATCCAACATTGCCTTTTATTAATAACTGTTTTCCAAAATTCTATTTCAGCTGATATAGATATTTTTATTTTATCACCGAGTGTTTTTATCCAAAAATCCTTCTCGGATATTATTCCAAATAAATTATCTTTAATTGTAAAATTTCTATGCCTTACAACTTGTGCTCTTAAAGCAATTGTCATTTCTTGAAATACACTAATAATTGGACCCAACTTTCCACTATTTTCTTCGGACTTTTCCAGAAGAGGAATTGGATTTACATAGCTATAATTATTCTTAAACTCATCCAAATCAAAAGCTGATTGCATATCTAAAACTGTATATTTAAAATAATCATCAACAGTTGCTAAATATTCAAAATGTTTGTAAATTTTAATTAATCCTCTCCAGGAAACTCTTGTTGTAAAAGATGTCCTTGCACAAAGAGGAATTAACATTCTATATTCATCCTGGATAACACCACTTTCTGCTTGCTTTTTGATTTCTTTTTTAAGTGAATCAAGTTCATCCATATAGGTATAAAACCAAGGATCAGTTCTAAATTCTAAAGGATTATCAACACGAGAAGTTCTTGCCCACATAACATGATCTCTGTATGATGCAAAAATTTCTCTTTCTAAAATTGTACACTCTATATTTAAAACAAGTGATGGTATTTCATTCACTGGTGCATCAATTGACAAAATCCTTTTTAAAGGTGTCTCATCATCTTTTGATCTTGAAAGCTCCCATGCTTCCCTCGCCAAATGCTTATATGATTTGCCTATGCTTGATGTTTTCAAAACATAGCGATCATCTGATATTATTTCTATTTTCATTTTTTTCCTTTCTGCGTGACTAAATCAATGTCCCAATAAATCATTCCTTCATGAGGATATTTTTTCTTCTTTTGTTGAAATGGCTCCTCAACAAAAAACGAAGAGCCAACTTCATAAGTGTCCCAATCAGGATCGATAATATGCTCAACAATCATGGATGGTGCTTTATCTCTTTGCCACCACCAATCTTTATCCTTTCGGAGCACAACTCACCTCGACCACAACTGGAACTGGTCTATTATTTATTTTTCTTCGAGCATGAATTAAAACTGGTCTCAAGTCAACTGCCTTGCAATCTTCTATTCCATTTATAACTTCATTCCTGCTCAAAGAGTAAATACTTTTTTCAGTAATTACTTTTGTGTTGGGGATGCCACTGCAAGCAGTAAGCAACCCAACAACAGTTATGGAGAAAATTAATCTCATTCTACTGACACATGACCTTTGTCAAGATCCCACTGAAGATCTCGAGCTCGACCACCTTTTGCTATATAGTCTTCAAATGACATTATTGCAGCTGAACCTGATAACTTAATATTATCGATTAGAATTTGCATCGAGTTGAAACCATGACCAGTCTTTTTGGTTCTAGGATTTTCATCTACAAGACATTTAATAACCATGCCAGTGAACTTTCCACCTTTTGGTTTTTCATTATCACTAAGAACTTTTTCTTTGTAAAGTTCCATATTTTTATCAGCATTTGCTGCGAGCTTTTCATCAGCAGGGAACTTTTTATAAAAGTCATTTTGAGGTGCTGATGATTGAGCAAGTCTAAAAAGTCTTTTTGCTCCTGATACTTTGTCAGCAAATTTTTGAGTTTGAACAGGGGACATTTCATTATATGCCCTCACTAATACTTGACCTGTTGTATTTGGGTTTTTGGCAAGTTGTTCTGGGGAGTTAAAAATTATTGTCCCGTTGCCAAGATTTCTTGCTTCGCTCTCAGAAGAAGCAACTACAGTTTTAAAAGTTCTTAAATTTAATACAAAATGTTTCATGTTAATTTTCCTTTCTCAAATAATGTATGTTATTGTTATGCCTGAACTTTAAAACAATGTAAAGTAAAAAGATACAAAAAAATTAATTATTTTTGAATATCGTTTATTTACAATGCTTTAACTATATGTTAAAACTCTTCAAAGTTCTTGGTCTGACAACAAAAAGGTTTTCTTTTGCTCTTGTTATCGCAACATACCATACTCTATTCTCCTCATCATTACCTAAATTTTTCCAACTCATAGAATTCATATCTGTTAATAAAACTAAATTATCTGCCTCACCACCTTTGCTTTGGTGTATTGTTGAAATATTTATCCTTGGTTTGTCTGTAAACTTTTCACCATTCCTTAAACATGATCTTAAATATTCTCTTTCATCTGGTGCTATGCCTTTTAACATTTTCATCCAGTCATATTGTTTTACTTCTTCTGGAAAACCTAAATCCTGAATGTTGTAAACTTTTTTTGGTTCTAATTTT